GGAAAACGCCGTCATTCAGCTTATTTATATCATGAGCGCCCAGGACCTGGCCCAGGAGCCCCTGTTGGATGGCCTTTCCGTGACCCAAACGCATATCCTGGCGACCCAGGACGTCGATCAGGGGCAGTCGGTGGAGACCTGTTTATTGACCCAAAAACACAATTTAACCAGTCAGGAACTCACCCAAAATCAGACCACTGATGAAATCACCCTCGGGCTTGTAGGCGAATTGATGGTTGAAAACATGGGGCAAACCCAGGGCCTCGACTCAATTCTGCTGACTCAGAAGCATAATCTATCGGTGCAGGATTTGGGGCAGGCCCAAGGGGTTGACCCGGCGGTTCTGTCTCTGATTTACCAATTACAGGCCGCGGATTTGGTCCAGGCTCAAAATGCTGACTCGCCCGAACTGGCCCAGGAACGCTTCATAATCGGCCAAGATTGTCATCAGGCGCCGATTTTGGATGATGTCCATCTGAATGTGGGTTTAGACCTGGTGGTCGCCGATCTGGTCCAGGGACAACAGGCCAGCTATGTCCTGCTCTGTAACCTGGCGAAGTTTGAGGCCAGCGTGGCGGCCCGGATATTGTCAGCCAATCCGGATTTTCCGACTTTAATTGCCGGTATTTTGGCCCGGCAATTATCCGCTGAGGTGGATTATGGGCAATAAAGCGGCCCTCAAGACAGGCGAGGCCAAGACCCTCACCTTGACGATAACGGATGCCGACGCCGTCGCCGTGGACCTTTCCCAAGCCACCTTGGCGCTGGGAGTTAAAAAAGCCAAAACTGACGTGGCCTATTCAATTAGCAAGGACGATACGGCGTTCAACAAAGACCAGGCGGCTGCCGGGATCGTGACTGTGCCTTTGACGGCCACGGACCTGGCTTTGGCCGAAGGGACTTATATCGGAGAACTGAAATGCTCCTGGGTGGGGCCTCCGGAGGTGATCGAAAAGAGCGCCGATTTCTTTATCCAGATCAAGCAGGCAGTGACTTAGAACCCGGGACCTGGAGGACAAATGCTAAAAATCACCACCGGCGACAAACGCCTTGAAATTGATTACCAGGGGACCACCGTGGCTGTAGTCCTGGCCCCGGTGAACCTCACCAGTCAGTTGCAGTCCCTGGAATGGGCCAGGCAAAACGGTCTGTGGAAAATTGAGATTGGCGGCAACGGCGGCCGGGAGGCCGGGCTGGTTTCCGCCATCGCCTTCGACCGGATTGAACTGCTGCGCCGCATCAAGGCCTGGGAAGGGCTGGTAGACGGTGAGGGTAAAGAACTCCCCTGCACCGATGAAATGAAGGTTCTGGTCTTCGGCCAGCAGCCGTTTCTGGTAAACCTGATCCAGGAGCAGATCCAGGCGGCGGCGGAGGCGGAAGGAAAAAACTCCGGGCCCTCGCAGGCTGGTTAGGACGGCCGGCGTCCGCCTGGGAGGCCTGCCGGACGTGCCGGCAGGTTCACCAGGCTGATCCGGCCTGGTCCTGCGAGGGCTGCGAACAGGAACAACCGGGCGTGGTGCCCGGCAATCTCCTGGCCTGGCTGGCCTGGGTCAAACTTGAGGCGGCAATTTTCGACGGCATGGGGGGCATCAACATCGCTGGTATCGAAGCGGGCTTGAGACTGTTGGAGATCCCCCGGAGTGTCAGGCCCGAATTGTTTTCCAAACTCATGACCCTGGCCCGGGGCATCTTGGAGCGAAGGCGAAAACATGGCTAACGACGGCAAAGTCGTAATCGAACTCGTAGGCAAGGACAGCGCCACCCAGACCTTTGTCAAGTCCATGCAGGATATGGCCGGGTCCGTCAAGAAACTGGAGGAGTCCGGGGGCGGCCTGGGAAAGCTGGGTTCCGCCTTTAGCATGATCCAGGGCCATTGGGCCGCTCTGGCGGCCACCATCACCGGCGGTATCAGCTTTGCCAAGTTTTGGAGCGAGTTTGAAAAGCTGGCAACGATGGAAAGCGCCCTGCTCAAGATGTCCAAGCGGCTTAACGACACGGTAGAGAATATCTCCGCCCTGGGGTACGTGGCCAAGAAGACCGGCATGGACGCCGAGGCTTTCAATATCGCCATGGAGCGGATGCAGAAAAACGTCTCCAACGCCGCCAAGGGGGTGGAACAAGTCACCGGCATGGTGGACGAGTTCGGGGAGCCGGTGGGTAAGGCCGGCAAGGCCCTGGATGAACTGGGGCTGCGGGCCGAGGTGCTGAACAAGTTGTCCCTGCCGCAGAAGCTCAAGGAAATTTCCGCGGCTATGAAGGACAACGTCGATCCGGCCGATCAGGCCCGGGTCGCCATCGAACTTTTCGGGAAAAGCGGCGGCGGCCTGGTCATCGCCCTGAAAGAGGGGCCGGAAGCGATCCAAAAGTGGATTGACCGGTATCAGGAACTCGGCGGGGTGCTCACTACCGAAGGCGCCGAGGCCATGAGCAAGGCCAAGACGGCGGCGGGAGATCTGACCATTGCCTGGAATAATTTTGGGCGGGAACTGTATGAAGGGGTGGCCCCGCAAATTGCCTATGTTCTGGGGTTATTGACTGATTTAGCGATAGCAGCCAAACGGCCTTCAGGATATTTGCCGGGAGCTCCCAAGGGGCGAGAGCCCAAAAGTCTTGCTGAAGCAATGGGGTATGTTCAACCTGCTCCCGAAGAACCGCCCCCGGATGTGCGCAAACCCCCCACCCGGCAGGCGCCCTCAAAGCCGGGGGGTGGCGGCGGCGGCAAAAGTATGGCCGATGACATCCAAAAAGAGATCGACAAGCTCAACAGGGAAGTGGATGCCGCCCGCAAGACCGCCCTCGACAGTGTCAGCGAGACCTGGCGATTTAATTTTGATCTCAAGCAACAATCGGTTCAAGCCATCCGGGACCGGGTCAAATTAGAAACGGACGCGACCAAAGAGACCTCAACGCTGTGGGACTCGGTACTGGGGGATGAAAAACTTTCTTATCAGGAACGGCTCGGGGCCGCTAAAAATTATAAGGTTGCCCGCATTCAGGTCATAGACGAGGAGATCAAGGCCATTCAGGAAAAATACGGCGCCTTGATTGGCCCGGACGCCCTCGAATCTTACCGTAAATCCCAGATTAACGCCGTAAACAAGCATGTTCAATCAACCATTAACCCAGAGGCGTTCAGCTGGGAATCGGCCTGGAAGCAAGCCGCGGCAAACGTCCAGACCTCATTGAGCGGCACTATTTTCGCCCTCATGACCCAGACCAAAACCGCCGGCGATGTGATCACCAATATTACCAACAGCGTCTTGCAGATAATCAGCGAGATGGGCGCCCAAGCAATCATGAATCTGGCCAAGATGGCCCTGCAATCCACCAGTTGGTGGGGCGGCGGCGGGGGTGGGGATTTTGCCGGGGCCTCTATTTCCGGCGGGTTCGCTCACGGCGGGGTCTTCCAGCGATTCGCCCGGGGCGGGGTGTTCCATTCCCCCCGGGTTTTCCCCATGGCCGTCGGTTATGGCTTGATGGCGGAGGCCGGGCCGGAGGCGGTGATGCCGTTGACCCGGATTGGCGGGGATTTGGGGGTCAAGGCCGTGGGCGGCGGCGGCGCCCCGGTCAACATCACCATCAACAACAACGCCCCCAATACCCAGGCCAGTGCTGAACAGGGCCCCAGCGGCGATATTATCGTGACCATTGACCAGATGACCGCCCAGGCGTATTCCCGGCGCGGCTCGTTGTACAAGGCGATCAACAGCGGCGGCGGCGCCACCAAGAGGTAATGGGATATGCCCCAAAACTGGCCGGATACGCTCCCCCAGGCCTGGCTCCAGGAAGGTTATCAGGAAACCTTGCCGGAGGTTGTGATCCGTTCCGAGATGGACGCGGGCCCGGCCAAAGTTCGCCGCCGGTTCACCGCCCAGGTGACCCCGATCAAAAGCAAACTGCTCCTGACCGCGGCGCAGAAAGGCTATCTGGAAACCTTTTTTAACACCACCACCGCCGGCGGCAGCCTGTCTTTTACCTTCCCCCATGACGGGACCGAAGTCTTGAGATTTACCAAGCCGCCGGCGTTTTCGTCTAAGGGTGGATTGAACTGGACCGCGGATTTCGAACTGGAGAAATTGCCATGAGCCGGGATGTGTCCCTGGATTTCATCGCCGCGATTAACGCCCAGGAAACCGATGAGGCGTTTATCGTCCTGGTGACCATCGAGCACCCGGATTTGCCCGCCCCGGAGTATCTGAACAATTCCGGGGCCAACATAGTGAGCCGCGGAAATATTTTTCTGGCTTGTAATTTTCAACCGACCTTATCGGATGATTCGGATGACCAGCCGCCCCAGGCGAAGTTGGTTATTGACAACATCGACCGGAGGCTAGTCGCTGCACTCAGGGAGGCGGCGGCCGGCGGCGCGGCCCCGGTGATTGCCCTGGAAGTGATCAAGGCCTCGGCCCCCGACGTGGTGGAAATGGCCCTGACTGATTTCGAGATGCGGGAGACCACCTATAACAGCTTGACCATCGAGTCAACCCTGACCCTGGAGAGCCTGTTCAAGGAGCCGGCCTGCGGGTACAGCTTTAGCCCGACCTATTTTTCCGGGTTGTTCTAAGAATGAGGTATATTTTTGCAGACAAGTCCTGAAAAGATGAGCCTGGCCGAGTTTGCCCGCCTCGCCATCGGCGTCCCTTTCCTGGACCACGGCCGGGATTTCCACGGCTGGGATTGCTGGGGGCTGGTAGTGCGAGCCTACCGGGAGTGCTTCGGGATTGAATTGCCGGGTTATGAGCACATCTCGGCCCTCAGTTCCCGGGAGGCGGGGGAGATCATTGCGGCCCAGAGCCAATTGTGGGTGCAGGTACCGGCGCACCAGGAGCTCCCTGGTGACGTGATCGTGCTCCGGGAAGGCTCCTGGCCCTGCCATGTGGGCCTAGTGGTCAAGGCGGGGCTCATGCTGCACGTGGACATGAAAATTGAAACCTGTGTCGAATCCTATAACGTACCGATCTGGAAAACTCAGGTGATAGGAATATATCGCCATGCAGCCCTCGGCTGAGTCTCAACAACTGCGGGTAGTGGCCTGCCCGCACCCTTTCAAACTGGCGCACCAGAAGTATGCCTTTGCCCCAACCCTATCCCTGACTCAAATCCTCCGGGAAGTCCAGCCTGACGCCCTCCTGAGCCGCCGGGCGCATATCTGGCTAAACGATACCTATATCCCCGCGGAGAAATGGGATTTCACTTTTCCCGAGGCCGGATCTGATATCGCCATCCGGGTGGTGCCGGCTGGCAAGAAGACCTGGCGGGCTATCGGAAGTGTTTTTATTGCGATTGCCGCAATTGTGGTGGCGGCTGTTGTTACTTGGGCTACCTGGGGTGCGGCTGGGCCGCTTATGGCCGGAATATTAGGAGGTCTGGCAGGAGGGGTCGTCGGCATCGTCGGCAACATGGCCCTGAACGCCCTATTCCCCCCGGCCAAACCCGGCGGCGCCGGAACCATTGGCGCTTTATCAGGTATATCCCCAATTGGTCTGGACTACGGAGGTGGCCAGTCTTCCCCTACCCTCTCCATCACCGGGGCCCAGAACAAAGCGAACCTCTGGGCGCCGGTGCCCTTTATCCTGGGCAAGTTTCGGGTGGCGCCGTTCTACGGGGCCCGGACCTACACCGAAAGCGCCGGGGGCGACCAGTATCTCCGCCTCCTGTTCGTCTGGGGGTTTTCCCCCGTCCAATTGGAAGACCTGCGCATCGCCGATACCATCCTGGAAAATTATCAGGGATTGGAGGTTGAGCACCGCAACCTGACCTTGCTCCTGTCGGCCCAGACCATCGCCATTGACGTCACGGCCAAGACCCTGACCCGGACCTCCGGCAACTGGCTCGTGGACGGGATTAAGGCCGGGGATACCATGACCCTGGGTGGGTGCACCACGCCGGCAAACAATACCACCTACCTGATTTCTGTGGCGACCGCTCTGGTCCTCACCTTCACCACCAGCATGGCCACCACCACCGAGGCTGGGAACGGGGCGCAGACCGCTTCGATCACCTTCGGCGATGACGACATAACCCTCTATCCGATCTCCATTGACGAAACAGCCCTCTCAATTGAACTGGAGCAGAATGTCGAAAACACGCAGACCTCCGAAATGGATGCTGACGAACTTTCCATAGATATCGTTTGCCAAAGCCTTATGGGGTTGACTCCCTCAGGCAGCACCTATGAATTAACGGTAAATTTCACGGTGACCTACCGGGAAACCGGCACCTCCGGGGCCTGGCTTACGACTGCCAACATAGCCATGACCGGCAACAGCAAATCCGCGGTTCGCGGCACCTTGAGGTGGAAACCTGCTGCCCGGGGCCAATATGATATCAAGGTGAAGCGCACCACTGCCCCCGACACCATCTGGACCTCATCGGTCAGCTATTGGGTGGCCCTGCGCACCATAAAAAATGAAGACCCGATTGATTTCCCTCACCCTCTGGCCAAAACCGCCATGCGTATCAAGGCCACGGGGCAGCTCAACGGCACGGTCGAGGAGTTCAAAGGCACCCTCACCAGCATCTGCCCGGATTGGGATGCCGACACCGAGACCTGGATCACCCGGGCGACCCGGAACCCGGCCAGCCTCTACCGCCTGGTTCTGCAGGGGCCCCAGAACCAAAAACCCTTGGCAGATTCCCGGATCGACCTCCTAAATCTCCAATACTGGCACGCATACTGTACAACTCAAGCCTGGAAATACAATAAGTATATCGACTACGCGGCCACGGTTGAAGATCTCT